GTACCTCTCCCACCCTCTCTACGAGGAAGCCAAAAGTCTTCTAGCATAGTCATATGTTTACGATCATCTCTAATTTCGCCAGTGTTAGCATCATAAACTAATCTATTCTTATGTTTCACCATCATATCTCTAAGATATTGTTCTGCTTTCATCTTTGGAAGATTTCCAACATCAATATAAAAGATACGACGTTCTGGTGCTCTTGAAATTCTATAGATTACAGATGCGTCTTCTAATGTTCTTAGTTGATTGAGAGGTTTAATTGCTTTATGAAGATAGGATAGAACCATTTGATTGTTCTGATCCATAAGACCAGACACACAATGCACAATACTATCTTTAGCAATTTTCAAACCTTTTTGTCCTGGTGCTGATGTGCCAGATGCACCAGAATATGTACTTTTTGCTAAGAAACCTTTTTCATTGTAAATATAATATTCGTTTTTAACAGTCGTTACAGCAATCTGAGAGTCCTTTACTCTCTTCTTTTTTATTTCTTTAATCTTTTTAATTTTGCGAGGATCAACATATCTAAGCTCTTTGATACCAGCACGTACATTCTTCTCATCTATGATAACATGATAGTAAAGTCTACCATCAATATACCAACGACGGAATATATCATAACCTCTTTGAGAAAATTCTAGAAGCGAAAGAACCTCTTTGAACTCTTCGCGGATTCTTTCTTTGAGATTGTCAGACATTTCTTCAAGTTTATCAAGTTCAATGTCGACAACATCATCTTCATCACCTACAATAGCTTCGTTAACAATATCTCCAACAGCTTCTTCAACTTCTGGTTGAAGAGCCATCTCTCTATATTTTGTAACTAGCTCAGCTTCTGTTCTTGCGGTACCTTCTAGATCAACATAGGTACCAAACATACCACCTTCGGCAACGACGGTAGCACCCTCATCATTCGCTGGTGGAACGAATGACGCTGGTGCATCGTCTCTTTGATCTGCGAGTCTTTTGATTTCAAACCCAAACAGTCTAGCCATAATATTCGCCTTTCAAATAATTAACTTTATGCTCCACCCGCGTTGCCTGTAGTACCTCCAATTACTTCCCATGAATCATAGGCAAACGTGACGGTGAATTCTTCAATTGCATCAACAGCTTCCCATCCCATATCAATTGGTGATACTTCAATTGGGAAGATACCATTGAATTGATATGTTCTTAGGCCAATACCAGTCTTTGAGAACTGTTGTACTGTCGCTGTTGATTTGTACAGTGCTGGTGACGCTGCACCAAACTGTCTTAGGTTGTTTTCAAAGCCATTGATTTGATTTGACCACTCTTCCATCGCATTGCGGATGAGAAAGTCTTCATCATTAATGACTGTGACAGTCCATTCTGCAAAAGTTCTGTCTCCTGCAATTCTCACTTTTCTACCAAAGTATGGTACTTCGATAATTCCAAGTGTTGCTGCAGGAATCTGAGCAGCTTTTACCATGAACGGAACTTTAAGATCTCCTGTTCCATTAGCAGGGTTTGTAATCTGTACTTGGAATAGAGAGTTACGAGCCCCACCAAAGATCAGCTGAGATTTGATCTCATTAATATTGAAAGCCATTCTTTACCTCCTTAAACCGATCCGACGACTTCGCTAAACTCTACACCAGTGCGTACAGCTACAAAGTTCAACTGAATGAAGTTGATTGATCTAGCAGGCTTGATGAAAATGTCTCCAACAAACTCGTTACGGTCTATAACTGATCCAGTGTTATTTGTTTCGTCACAAACAACCTTGAAGTCGTATATACCTCTTCTTCCTTGAATATCTCTCAAGAAAGGCTCAACCAAATTCTTGAACTGTGCTCTTGTAAACTCATCGTTGAATTCAAACAACAAGCTCTGCGCAGCTCTTTCAATTGCTTTTTCAAGTGTGATGAACAATCTACGAACATTGATTCTATCAAACGCACTTGGTCTACCAAGCAGTGTCTTATCACCAAACAATATTACACCAGAACCTGGGAAGGTGACAACTGGGTTAATATCATTTTGATAGAGAAGATCTCTGTCTGCTTTGTCTGGATTCCATGCTAGTTTAATAACATTCTTGATTGATCCTCTCTGCAAACCAGCTGGCGAGAAGAAGAAGTCTCTATCAAGATCTGTTCTAGCAATTGTTCCACCAATGTCACCATTGAGTGGAACCCATCTGTATACATCACTGAACTTATCGTACTGATATTTGTATCCAGAATCCAAGATTGCATATGATGAACTTGTTAGACTGTTTCTAAAGTCTACAATGTTTTGTGTTCTATCAATTGTTGCTGTGCTTACTACATCTGCATATTCTGGAGACACGCAAGCTACACAATCTTTTCTTACTGATGTGATATTATCAATGATGTAGTTAGCAACTTGAGTACCATTGGTACCACCCATTGTCTTACCAGTCATCATAATTGAAATATCAATTTCTTCTTTATTCTTGTACTTGTCAAGAGCAAGTTGAATACCACCAAGGATATCTGAACTTGATTCTGCAGCACCATCGGAACCTGCTACGAACGAGAAGTTCTCAGCATTTTCTACTGTAACATTAGAATCTGTTGCAGCAGCTGTTGTTGATTTGCCTGATAGAGCAGATGATTCTTGACCATAATAGACCCAATTAGACCTATCTCTTAGTACTGTTTTGTAATAGTTGTCGTTACCAACATCTGTCTTTGCATCTGTTGTTCTTGATAAGTTTTCAAATACTTCAAGAACTTGACCTGCAACACCTGTAATTGTGCCATCTTCATCTTCAACAACAATGTGAAGTGAATCGTTCAATGATGTGTTAGCATTTCTTTCTGCAAAGAATTGTGATCTTGATGGTGCACCAGAAACAACATTGTAGTATTCCCAAAATCTTTCAATGTTACTTTGATTGGAGTCTGCACCTAATGTATTCTTTGATTCAAATTCAATGTTAGCAGTTGCAATATCATTAGTAGCATTTGATGTAATTGATGCACTACCTACTGATTTAATCTGTAGATATTGTGTACCAATTGAGCTGTTACCAATTTTAATAAACTCACCAACTTGAAGGTCTGATCTAATATCTTCAATACCAGCATTAGCTTGTTCAAAACCAAGAGTAGCACTTGTCACAACTGTTACAACAAGTGTGTTGGCTCCGTTAGAAATGTTTGCTGTGATTGAGTTTGCTGTGATTGATGCTTGAGTATTCAGTGTTGACAGTGTTATGTTCTTACTGTATTGGTTAGATGAAGAACATACACTAATCTTTAGTGAGTTACCCAAAGCTCCAGGATACTTTGCAATGAATTCTGTGTTAGATGCAGCACCTGTTGCGGCAACATCGTATGCATCTGCATTTTTAATCTGGGTTGTGTTATCCCCATAATCATTCGTAATAGCGTTATAAGCAGCGTTAGAAACACCTCTTGTTACATATAGTGCATTACCATATGACAAAAAGTTTGAAGCTGTAAAGAAACCTTCAAAGTAGTTATTTGATGGTTTACTGAACCTGTCAATAAGTTCTGTTTGACTAGAAACAAGAACAGGATCTTCTACAGGACCCCACTGAAAACCAGCAGCAATAGCACCTGTGGTAGTAGCTACAGCTGGAACCGTAGTGGTAAGATCTATTTCGCTGACATTGACGCCTGGACTTACTTGAAATGGCATCTCATATCTCCTTCTAGATTATCTACAATGCTCTGTAAATATATTTATATATTTCAAAAATCGGACATACTATTGGTCGGATCCACCAGGAATCCTCTTTCGTCTTCCAACAAATTATCTCTACCATCATCTATAAGTCCAAAAGGTAGCAGACTATCTTCAATTGATCTAATATTGTCTTCGTATAACACGTTCCTTATATTTATATTAGTCACTTCTTTGAAATAATCCTGGTTGATTAACCAACCAAACATTACACAACACATTACGAGATCATCATGGTGGCCTTCATCGGCCTCATATGATGTACCTTTTGCCACAAAATTAACCAACTCATTAATTATATCAAAGTCGGTAATTATCAGTTTATCTGATTCTACTATAGTTTTCAACGAAGAACAACCTATTCTTTTTGTAGATTTTGTTGTTCTAATTCCAAAATGTTGAGTTTTTCCTCCAAAACCAGATGATAATGTCTGGCCGCCTCTACCAGAATTGTTAACTGTCAACATGCCTTCATACTCAAGATCCCAATGAATAATGTCAGCAATCTGTTGACCTATATCGTTTGTTTCAACTAACAGTATAGCATCATTATACTTTGTAGCTATTCTAACGATAATTTCTGGATACATTAACGGATCAATAGTGTTACTTCTGTACACACAGACAGCTTTGTATGGAACCTGCGATACGTCAAACACTATGAAAGCTGAATAATCTAACCCTTTTCCTCTTGACGTGTCAACAGTTATCACATAACTTTTTTCTTCTTCTGGCATATCATATATTTTCAAGCCATTTGAAGATTCAATAGGCTCTTTGTATGCCAATGCTCTTAGTTTGTTAGGATCTATTAGTGTGTTTGCAGATCCAATAAACTCGCACTCAAATTCAACCTTGAATTGTTCTTCAGATGTGTTTTTGATTGTTTCTTCTTTCCAGACTTCATCTCTGCCTGGAACATCTGACCAATGGACATCTATTCTTTTGTATGTATTTCTGCCTTCTTCACTATCAACCCATATCTTATAGAACATATTCATCCCATTGGGAGTTGAAGTAATCAACACCTTTGATGTTTGTCCAGAAGATATTGTAGGATAGACTGAAGCAAAAAACTCAGCTTGCATGTTGCCAGGAACAAAAGCAAACTCATCGAGATAAATCAGATTGAACGATCCACCACGAATAGCCGATGAACTGGTGGCAGAAGCCAAGATTTTTGAGCCATTCTCTAGTTCTATATTCCCTTTGTTCCATTCTAGTACACCTTGTTGTAGCCACTTTGGCAAATGTTCATATGCAAGTTGGATTCTTGATAAAATTTCTCTCGCTTGTTGCATCTTGTTAGCAAGAATAGCAACATTATAATTTTCATTGAAAAGCACATACCATAACAATGTAGCTGCTACAGTTGTTGTCTTTCCAGACTGTCTTGGCATCTTACAGATTACAAATCTTTCTGTAGTGACAAGATCAACAATGTTTTCTTGAAAAGGATATAACTCAAAAGGAACAAGGCCTTTATCAATATTAACAATGCGGACATATTTATGCATAAAATACACAGGATCTTTAGAACATTTAAGATATTCTCCTATTTGTTCTTTTGTGTATTCTATTTGAGCATTAGCTCTTTTTAGATTAGAGTTACCAAGATAA